CGCTACACCTACCGGGTGCTGCACGACCTCCTAAATTCCGGCTATGTCGGAGTAACCAAATCGTACTATCACAAACTCGAAACCCCAACCCCAACCATTTACAACCCCCAACCATGAGTTACACCCCCCAACCCAACACCTTCACCCTATTCGCTAACGACAAGGGCGACAACCCGAAACGCCCGGATTACAGGGGCGATGTGGTTCTCCCCGATGGAACCAAGATGCGCCTATCCGGGTGGGTCAAGGAATCAGCCAACGGCAAGCGATTCCTATCCGGCAAAATGGAGCCGATGCAGCAGCAGACCAGCGGTGGAAATCTTGCACCCCAAGACGGTGATATGCCGTTTTAGTGTAAATTTGCAGGCGTACTACATTTACCAATAGACGCATTGCTTGTATAGCAGCCAAGTGATGCTACCGATAAAGGGTCATGCTTGAACCCCTACCCCGGCTGCTGCTATCAGTCGGGGTATTTTTTTCTTATCCTATGGCAGAAATATCAATGTTCAAAGCGTCCACCAATGGCGGTGTGCGAAACAATGTCCCCGAAGACCACATGCCGTTTGTGCAGTACATCCAGGACATCAAAGATGGCATCTACTACACGGAGGTCATGGCCTACCGCAAAGCCAAGACCGAAGAAACCAAACGGAGGCTTTCAGCCGTAACGCCCAGCGGTAAGTTTAAGAAGCAAGGCAAGGAAGGCCTCGAAACGCATTCGGGAATTATCTGCATTGACATCGATGCCAAGGACAACGAGGGCGTTGACGTGCTTGCAATTCGCCAAGACGAACACCTCTACGCCTTACACCAAAGCACCGGGGGCCAAGGGTATGCAGCCTACTACCGCATCGAGCCGGACCGACACCTGGACGCTTTCTATGCTTTGGAGAAACGCCTCGCAGACCGTTACCACATCATTGTTGACCCCGCTTGCAAAGACGTAAGCCGTTTGCGGTTCGTGAGTTTTGACCCGGACGCATTCATCACCGACAAACCTGTTCCGGTATTTAAGACCTACCTACCCAAGGCCAAGGCTGCACCAGCCCCAAAGTTCTACCCACACGGTGAACACGATGTCGAACACATTCTCCAGCAAATCGAAGCCAAGCGATTAGACCTGACGGATTCCTATGCCGATTGGGTCAAGATTGGCTTTGCCATTGCTGCAAAATACCACGAGCCAGGTGCAGACCTGTTCCACCGGGTTAGTGCTATGTCCCCCAAGTACAACCCGGAAGCCTGCGACCGCAAGTACAAGCAACTCTGCAACTCAAAGCACAACCAAGTGACCTTTGCTTCGTTCATGTGGCTTGCTAAGAATGCAGGGGTAGAGATTCAAACCAAGACCACCAAGCACATCGTGTCCACAACCAAGTCCCACCGCATGCGTGTCGGGACCAATGGCGGTCCCAAGGACATCAACGCAGCAACCGAAGCAGCGGTCCGTGTACTTCGGGAGATAGACAACATCGACATCGATGGCCTTGAAGAAATCGTTGCCAACACGATGGCACTCGATACCACTGAACTAAAGTCCGCTGATACCGAGGACACACCAATCAAGCAGATAAAGGCTTTCTTACGTTCATTCGACCTAAAACGCAATGCAGTAACCCGTTGCATTGAATACAAAGGCCAACCCATTACCGACGTGGACCTGAACAACATTTACGTTGACTGCCTCGAAGCCTTTGGCAAGAAGGAGGTCAACATGCAACTGGTCGGGGCCATAGTGGATTCTGACTTTACACCGACTTACAATCCATTCACCCAGTTCTTTGCCCGGCACGGCCATCGCAATCCTACCGGGTGCATCGAGGCCCTGACCAATACCATCCGAACAACCAACCAGGATCATACCTTTGTGCAACTCTGCATCACCAAATGGCTCTGTTCGGTCATCGCAAGTATGCACGGGGAATACTCTCTTTCAATACTGGTGCTTTGTGGCGACCAAGGCATCGGCAAGACCAACTTCTTTCGTAATCTACTGCCCGATGAACTTCGGGCCTATTACGGGGAATCCAAACTGGATGCCGGGAAGGACGATGAGATTCTCATGTGCAAGAAGATAATCCTCTGCGATGACGAGTTTGGTGGCAAATCCAAACAGGAAGCCAAGAAACTCAAGGAACTATCCTCCAAGCAAACCTTTAGCATCCGCAAGCCCTACGGCCGGGTCCATGAGGAACTTAACCGGTATGCGGTCCTTTGCGGTACAAGCAACGACGAGGAAGTCATAAATGACCCAACGGGTAACCGTAGGATCCTGCCCATTGTAATCAGCGAGATTGACTGGGATGCCTATGCAGCCATCGACAAAATTGACCTGTTCATTGAAGCCCTCCATTCCTTTAAATTGAACGGAGCCGATGCCTGGCAACTATCCAAGGCAGAAATCAAGATGCTAAACAATCACACCATGCACAACGTGCAGCCGGCCATCGAGAAAGAAATGCTCCTAAACCTGTTCACCATCCCGATGGATTATAGCGACCCCTACGGCAAGTGGATGAGCAATACCGAAATCAAGGACCTCATCGAAACCTGCACGAAGCAGCACATCAGTTCCCACAAACTTGGAGCGGTCCTAAAGTCCCTTGGCTGTAAGAAAATGACACGACGGGAGCGGAATTTTCTTCCGTGCTACTTTTTGGTGAAAAATGCCGATAAAAGTGACTACGCTCAAAAGGTTGATAATAAGCGACATCCGTTTTAGTGTAGTCACTTAGTCACTTAAAATGCGTTTTTTCTTTAGGGGCTTATATGTGCATGTGTGTGTGTGTGTGTGTGCATATAATATATACTCTAAAGAAAGTAGTAACTAAAGTGACTACACTGACTACAACCCCCTTCACGCTATCAAAAACGCAGATTTTGGTAGTCACTTCATCCAAACTTAAAGTAACTACAAGTGACCACACTTAGACCCTACCAACAAACCGCTATTGACCAAATGCGGACAAGCATTGCCGAGGGCAAAAGACGCTTGATACTCTGCTCCCCAACTGGAAGCGGAAAGACGGTCATGTTTACCTACATGGTTGCCCGAGCCTTAGAGAAAGGCAAGCAGGCCATCATCTTCACGGACCGGGTGGAATTGCTCCGGCAATCCAACGGAGCCTTGGACCAATTCGGAATCAAGCCGACGCTGATTGAAGCCAACCGAACCCGGCTCGATGTTTCAGGAAACTGCTTCATTGCCATGGCCCAGACATTCAGCCGTAGGAAGGACTCTGCCCAATACACGGACCTATTGGCACGGATGGACCTGGTGATCATTGACGAAGCCCACAAGCAGACATTTAACCCTTTGCTGCCATACATTAACCCCAAGGCCGTGGTCATCGGTGCGACCGCAACGCCATTCCGGAGGGGAAAGCAGGAATGCCTCTCCAAATTCTACAAGGCCCTCCATGCACCGGTTCAGGTGCAGGAACTAATCAGCCAAGGCTACCTGGCCGAGCCAACGACCTACGGGATGACGCAGGACCTTTCCGGGATCCGAATGAAGGGCGATGATTACGACACCGAGCAGATGGCCCAACGATTCAGCGAGCGAAAGGTCTTTGCCGGGGTGGTGCAGAACTACGCCAAGGTCTGCCCAGGCAAGAAGGCGATCGTATTTGCGAGCAACATCGCATCAAGCAAGGAGGTTTGCGAGGCTTTGCAGGGTGCAGGGTTCAACGCCCGGCACGTTGACGGAGAGATGCCAAAGTCCTTACGAGCCGAAACCCTTGCGTGGTTTAAGCATTCCACCAATGGGATCCTTTGCAACTGCGACCTGATGACCACGGGCTTTGATGAACCAAGCATCGAGGTGGTCATCCTTTACCGGGCGACTGCGAGCCTACCCCTGTTCATGCAGATGGTTGGCCGAGGCTCCAGGGTAACGCCAACCAAGACACGGTTTACGGTGTTGGACTTCGGGAACAACGTGCAGACCCATGGCTTTTGGGAAACGAACCGGGAATGGTCGTTGAAGAAGAAACGCAAACGGGAATCCGCTGGCGTTGGTGGGGTGAAGAACTGCAAGAAGTGCGAGGCCATTATCCCGGTGGCTGCCATGGAGTGCAAGAATTGCGGGTTTGAATACGAGCGAAAGTCAAAGCCTCCAGGTGAAGTCGTAAGTTTGCAGATGCTGACCAAGGCCCAAGGCATGGAAATGGCAAAGCAAAGCACGATGTACCAAAAGGCTCAACTGGCAAAGGCCAAGGTCATCAGCCCGTTTTGGGTGCTTCACAACTGCAAGACCATGGCAGAGGCCGAAGAGTTTGTCAGTTACATGGGATGGCGGAGGGGTTGGCTTTACCACAACGCAAAACGATTCAAAGTCTTTCAATCATGATGTCCGAGTTCAAACTCCAAGCCGAATGCTTCCAGTGGCACTGGAACAACTTTCCCGACCAGCGTGGCCGATTGTTCACGGTCAACAACAACGCACCGAATGCCTATGCCGGCAGCGTGATGAAGGCCATGGGCGTGGTCGCAGGTGTCAGCGACATGATATGGCTCTCGCCAACCGGTGCGGTGATGCTTGAGTTCAAAGCCGAGAAAGGCAAGCAGTCCCTCTCGCAGAAGTGGTGGCAGTCAGTTGTTCAGGAGGCAGGGTACAGGTACGAGGTCATCCGAAGCGTTGAGGATTTTCAAAGAGTGTTCGCAAGTGTGGAATAGATGTGTAGATTTGTGATATAATTAAAACCCCAAAACATGAGAAAATTAACTTTAGAACACCAAGCCCATTGCATCATTGACGCTACCATTGAACACAATGGCGAGCGGGATAGGACTGATTCATATGTCGCTATAACCTTTTTAAATCACGGATGTGCTCAAATGTTTATTGATTTACCATTTGAAAAAGAATTGAAAGAAATTGATAGAATAAAAATAGTTTTTCGTGGAGCAGACGAGAAAGAAGCACTTGCAAAGTTTTTTAAAGCGTTTGCTAAAGAACTTGAAGAAAATTTGTGGTTTGACCAAATTTAAACTATGCGACTACTGTCAGCCTCTGGTCTTACCAAACATCCCCCAGCGTCAGCCTCTAACCTTACAAACCAAACCCCAAACCTATGAAAACCACACCAACCGATTTCCGACGCTGGCAACTGCATATCCGCAAGGCTTGCGTCAACTGCAATCGCCCCGACAAAAGCGAAACCATCAAGGCTTGGTCCGTCAACTGGACCCTGCTCGGTCGAATCCTTCAAGCCAAAAACGCCTGACCATGGAATGGATTAAATGCTTGGACCGGATGCCGGAACCCGGTGAACCAGTCCTGATATTCACGACTGACATGAATCAATTTATGGCATGGCTTGTGCATGACCGCTGGTACTACGAACACCAAACGTGGTTCCTATCCGAAGTCAGCCATTGGATGCCACTACCCCCAAACCCGTTTTAACATGGACCTAATCTCACGAACCATACTCGGCTACACGGCAGAGGTTGTCGGAGTCAGCCCCGATGACATCTTGAGCGAAGTCAAGACCCGTGAACTGGTCCTTGCTCGGTCCATCTTCGCAGACATCGCCTACTCGGAGTACCTCTACACCTACTGCCAAATCGGGCGAATCATCAAGAGGAACCACGCAACGGTCATGCATAACCTCGAAATCCTTGCGATAAACATGAGAGCAAGACCCGACATTAAATTCCTTCGTACACAAGTTTTGAACAGGACACGGGATTTTTTGCAACATTAGGAAGAGCGCTCTCCATCTTTGCGTGAGTGAACGCAGAGAGCATCGTCCTTGACCTGTACCGAAGCGGAGAAATCCGCAAGGCTTGCCTCACCATCACGGGGGGCAATCCGCTTTGGAAGGACCTCGAGCAAGAGGTCGTCCTAATCCTGCTCGAAAAAGACCCCGACAAGATCACCAAGATGCAGGTGCAAGGTTACCTGCGTTTCTACATCGTCCGTTTGATAATGAACCTGTACCGGGGCAACAACAACCAATTCGCAAAGAAGTACCGCCACCACGACGAGCGGGTCGAAGTGGATCCCGAAACCCAAGAAGAAGGCAAGGACTACGATTCCCTGCTTGATGACCTTTGGGCCATCGCCCAGCAAGAGATGGACTCTTGGGCCAAGGACGGAGCGTTCCCTTACGACAAGGAACTGCTGAACCTGTTAATGCAAACAGGCAATATGAAAGCCATGTCCCGTGAAACGGGCATCCCGTACCGGAGCATCATTTACTCAATCGAACAGGCCAAGGCCAAAATCAAAACCGCAATCGAAGCAAATGGATATACTGGTTTTTCCAATCCTGATTAGTGCTTTAGCGACCCTTGCGGTCGTGGAGTTCCGGGTCCTGCCGGGATGGTTCTACGCTTTGCCATTTGCCAAGCGTAAGCCGTTTTCCTGCATGACCTGCTTTGGTTTTTGGCTTGGGGTTGCCCTGACCCTGCCAACGTGCCAATGGTACTTGGCCCCGATCCTCGGCCTCGCCTCATCTGCCACCGCAATAATCATTCGGGAATGGACCTTCAAATGACAACCGACCAGTTCATCGTTGCCCAAAAGCATCGCAAGTATTGGGACCAGTACATCGCATCCCTGACGATGCGACTGCCACCCGATGCGGTTGGAGAACTGCAAGCCATCCTGACCGCTCACGGCCGACCGCCTACGAATTGGTGGTGCGCAGACTGCGTAAAATCGGCTCTCCAATACATTTACCTTCAAGCGGACCTGTTCCTCGAAGCCAACCAAAACACCATAAACCACTCCCTGAATGCCCCTACCAATTCCGAAGGATAACGAAAGCAAGGAAGGCTTCATCGGTCGTTGTATGTCCAACAACGAAGCCAATGCAGAGTTCCCGGATACGGCTCAACGGCTTGCCGTTTGTGGCTCAACGTGGGAGAATCACAAGAGGCAGCAGTTCGAGTCTTATTCGGATTACGGCCAAGAGATTCGCTCCAATGCCAAGCGAGGGATAGAACTCAACGAAAGAAACGGCAACAAGTGTGCGACGCAGACGGGCAAGGTCAGGGCGCAGCAGTTAGCAAACGGGGAAGCAATTTCCCTCGAAACCATCAAGCGGATGCACTCCTACCTGTCCCGTGCTGAAACCTACTACGACAACGCTGATGACACCAGCGACTGCGGTTACATCTCGTACTTGTTGTGGGGTGGCAAGTCGGCTCTCTCATGGTCAAGAAATAAACTCCGGGAACTTGGCGAACTCGAAGGCGAAGGATGACGAAGAGGCCCAACTGCAGGCTCGGATGGACTCGCTCATGATGGTCATTACAACCCTCTGCGACTGCATCGGAGCGGTGGATGAGTCCAATGCCCCGAACCAGTACGAAGTGAAAATGAAAATCGTAAACAAGATAAGCGACCTAATCGACAAAATCGAATACTAATGGGAACCAGTAAGGGCAACGGCAAATACATTGAAACCCCCGAAAAGATGTGGGAGTACTTTGAGGCATACCGCTCGCAGGTCAAGGCAAACCCAAGGACCAAGACGGTATTCCCCGGCAAGGATGCTATCCCCCAGCATGAGCCTTTGGAGCGACCCTTGACCTTGGAAGGCTTTGAGAACTGGTGTGCGGATGCAGGCATCATTGAGGACCTTGGGACCTATTTTACAAACAGGGACAAGCGATATGACGACTATGTAGCCATCTGTTCACGCATAAAGCGAGTCATCCGTCAAGACCAAATTGAGGGGGGTATGGTCGGTCAATACAACGCAAGCATCACCCAACGGCTGAACTCTTTGGTGGATAAGCAGGAGAATCAGGTCTTTATTGAACAATGGACCGAGGATGATTAATGAAGGTCATAAACACCACCGCCAAGCGGAAGATTGAATCGCTGACCCATCGCAAGAGGGTCATCCAAGGAGGGACATCGGCCTCCAAGACCTTCAGCATCCTTTGCGTCCTAATCAAGCAAGCCTGCACGAAGAAGACCGAAATCAGCATCGTAGGGGAAACCGTGCCTCACCTTCGGAGGGGTGCGATTCGGGACTTCATCAAGATAATGATCGCCAAGGAAATCTTCGTTCCGTCAAGGTGGAACAAGACCCTGCTGACCTACCAGTTCGCTAACCGTAGCACCATCGAGTTTTTCTCGGCTGACCAAGAGGCAAGGCTTCGGGGTGCAAGGAGGCAGGTGCTATTCATTAACGAGGCGAACAACATCGACTTTGAATCCTACTACCAGTTAGCCATTCGTACCAGCGATGCCATCTACATCGACTTCAACCCGACCCACGAATTTTGGGCGCATACCGAGGTCTTGCGTGAGGACGATTCCGAACTGCTCATCCTGACCTATCAGGACAACGAGGCTCTGCCCGACACGATTAGGAGGGACATCGAACTGAACCGCACCAAAGCCGAAACAAGTGCCTATTGGGCGAACTGGTGGAAGGTCTACGGCCTCGGTCAGGTCGGGACGCTTCAGGGTGCTATCTACGAGGACTTCGAGGTCGTGGAGGGGATAGATGTCAGCCGTGCGAAATTCGTCGCCCTTGGGCTTGACTGGGGCTTTAGCAACGACCCTACGGCATTGGTCGCTATCTACCGCCAAGGGGACTGCCTGCTGATTCAGGAACTGCTCTACGCTACGGGCCTCACGAACCAAGACATCGCAGATAAGTTGCGGTCGCTGGGCATTACCCGGGCTTGGGAGATCGTTGCCGATTCAGCAGAACCGAAGTCCATCGAGGAAATCTACCGACTTGGTTTCAACATCAAGCCAGCGGAGAAAGGCCCCGATTCGGTCAGGAACGGCATCGACATCCTGAAACGCTTTAAATTGCAGGTTACCAAGGACTCGACCAACCTCATCAAGGAACTGCGGTCCTACACTTGGGCGACCGACAAAGAGGGCAAGAACACGGGGGTCCCGATTGACTCCTTCAACCACGCCTGCGATGCGATGCGGTATGTGGCCCTTAACAAGTTAAGGGTCAGTAACTCGGGGAAGTATGTTGTTGTGTAACTTTGGGGCATCAAACCCCAAACAATATGAGAGATTTTGTCGTGCGGCTATTAGACGAAAGAAGCGAACTTTACGCAAAAATGGCTAAACTTTATGATTTTATTGAAAGCGATGAGGCTAAATCGATTGATAAAGTTATGCTTGGACTGCTTAGAGTTCAATATCAAGCAATGAAAACTTATCACACCGTTTTAGACGAAAGAATAGACTTGCTGCTTAAATGAACCCCGAACGCATCCTTGATCTGCTAATCGAAATAGGCAAGACGGTTGCAGCCGTTTTCTTCATCATCACCCTTCTAACCCTCCTTTGGACTTTATGAAAGTCATCCACTACTACCACATATACTGCGGAGGGAATTGGCAGTTAATTCTCAACCAGCACATGATGGCGGTCTGCAATTACGGCCTCATCAACGTCTTGGATGAGATTCGTGTCGGAATCGTCGGTCCACCCGAACAACGCAAGGCGGTCAAGGATGTCCTTGAGAACTCAATGGTGGCCGATAAGGTCAAGGTCGTAGTTACCCGAACCAATGCTTGGGAGCAGGCGACGCTTACCGAGATGTACCGGGCAAGTCAGGAAGAGGAAGCCGTGTACCTGTACGCCCACACGAAGGGGGCTGCGAATCCATCCTTGACCACCCAACTATGGGGTAGGTCCATGCTGTTCTTCAACGTGGTGGCTTGGGAACGGTCCATGCAACTGCTCGAAGGAGTTGATGCGGTCGGCTGCCATTGGATTACAAAAGAGCAGTTCCCCCACATGGCAGACGCAAACAACCCTGAAGGCTATCCCTACTTCGGTGGTAACTTTTGGTGGGCTAAGTCAAGCCACATCAAAGAACTGGGCGAACCTGCAAGGGACCACCGATTCCAAGCCGAGCATTGGATAGGAAAGAAGCCCGACACCAAGGTCTTTGATTCCAACCCCGGCTGGCCTTCGCCTGAACGATTTGTCATAACTTTTTAGCATGAAAAAACACATCGACCAACTCAAGGCTTTGGAC